GAGACATGCTGGCACAGGCACTTTTGTTTTACAGCCTATATGGTATTGCTGGTGGAGGTCTGGCCACAGTCAGAAGTCGGCATTATCAAACGTTGGCACCATGGCAACCAAGGCAGGCCCCAGACTTCTCCGGCGAATACCGGAGCTAACGAAGAACTTCTCCGCATAGCGCAGGGTGTGCAGGAGTAGGTAAAAAAACAATATGGAGGTTTTGAGTATGATTTATCAGAAATTGCCAAACGCAAACGATCTGCCGCCAAACAGAATGGCGAGAGGACAGACGCTCCCTGAAAAATCTGCGGACGCCGTCCGCGTCAAGCCGGAATAAAACCGCACACATGATTACATCCAATGATATTATAGCGGCCGTAAGCGGTGCGGTGGAGAAGCTGTTTCCCAGCGAACCGGTCTACGAAAACCTAGTTCCACAGGATTTTTCACGGCCCTGCAATCTGGTGGAGCTAATCGGAATCACCCTGGGCGAACTATCCCCCGGCGGCGTGGAGCTGCTGTACACCTATCGCATTACCGATTTTGTGGAGGTGGACGAGCGGCACAACAGTCACCTGCCGCTGCTGGACCTGCGGACGATGCTGCTGGTGGGCCTGTTTGCCAAGGGGTATCTGAAGGCCGGGGACCGGGCGCTGAAGGTGCGCAGCTGCACCACCGCCCACAACCTCGACTTTACCGAGACAACGGCAATCCTTTCTCTGGCATACAGCCGGACGGATTTTGACCCGGCGGCGGTGCTGCCGACGATGGAGCAGCTGACGCTGCAAACAAACACGAAGGAGGACACAAGCATATGAGCACTTTAACCATGCCTGGCATCGACATTGTATTTAAGCAGGCCGCGTCCACGGCGCTGGCCCGGTCCCAGAAGGGGACGGTTGCGCTGATTCTGCGGGACGCGGCGCTGGCGGAAACGAGCTACACCCTTACGGCCCCGTCCCAGCTTCCCGCCGCGATGGGAACGGAGAATCAGGCGGCGGTACGGCGGGCGTTTCTGGGGTATGTGAAGCCCCCGAAAAAGATTCTGGTGTATGTGGTGGATAAAGAGGACGCCATTACCGCCGGGTGCGCGGCCCTGAACTGGCTGTCCACCCAGCAATTTGACTATCTGGCGGGGCCTGCTGATCTGACCGCTGCGGAGGCGGGCGTACTGAAGGCTTGGGTCGTTACGCAGCGGAGTGATAACCATGCGGCTTACAAGGCCGTACTGCCCAATCTTGCGGCAGACAACGAAGCGATGGTCAACTTTACTGCCTCGGGAATCGACATCGGCGAGGCTGACAAGCTTACAGCCGCCGCCTACTGCGGGCGGATTGCAGGACTTCTGGCAGGCACGCCCATGAGCATTTCCGCAACCTACGCCCCGCTCCCGGAGGTCCGGGACGTGGAGCGACTGACCCAAGCGGCTCTTGATGCCGCTGTTGGTACCGGGCAGCTGGTCCTGTTCTGGGACGGGGAAAAGGTGAAGACCGGCCGGGCCGTCAACAGCCTGACCACCGTCACCGGAAAGAGCGACGAGTGGAAGAAAATCAAGATCGTGGAGCTGCTGGACATGGTGCAGCACGATCTTCGGGGAGCCATTGAAGATTCTTACATCGGCAAGTATGCAAACACCTATGAAAACAAGCTCCTGCTGGTGACGGCTATTACCGACTATCTCCGCTCCCTCGCCCGGGACGGGCTGATTCTGGAGGACTTCACCTGCGGAATTGACGTGGACGCGCAGCAGGCGTGGTTGGAGAGTCAGGGGACCTCTACCGTGGACATGAGCGAGCAGGAAATCAAAGAGGCGGGCACCGGGACCCGTGTGTTTTTGGCGGTGGTGATCCATCCCGTGGACGCCATTGAAGACGTCAGCGTGGGCATCACGCTGTAAGGAGGATTGTATGGACGGATATAGAGTAATTAACGGCACGTTTGGCAGTGTCTGGGCCGACGGCAGCGAGGTGGCGGAGGTCAACGCGTTTCAGGTGAAGATTGCCAAAAACAAAAGCACCCTCAACTTCTGCCGCCAGATGGCGGAGGACAGCAAGATCACCGGCGTAAAAATTACCGGAAGCATGACGCTCCACAAGATTTACAGCCGGGGCAGCGACGACGTGGAGCAGGTGCAGGCGGGCCGCGATGTGCGCAAGACGCTGGTGGGCGCGCTGGCCGACCCGGACGCCTTCGGCGCGGAGCGCATCGCCGTGTACGGCGTGAGCTATGACGAGGTGACGGTGATGGACTGGGCCGCTGCCAAGGAGGGTAGCATCACCATTCCCTTTACCGCCACCCGGGTGGAATATCTGGACAAGATTGAGGCGCAGTAATATGAGCGACGATTTGAAGAATCTCAGCGTGCTGGAACTTCTGCTGAAGCCGGAGCTGCCGGACGTACGGAAAGTGCTGCCGGAAAAGCAGGTGGAGGTGGCCCGGCTCAGTGAGCTTGCGGGGACCCCGGTAGTGTTCACGCTGCGGGGCCTGAGCTATGATCAGGTGCGGCAGGTGCAGGAAAAGCCCCGGAGCGATCAGGCGGCCTTCGGCGTGCTGTATGGCTGCGTCAGCCCCAAGTGGGGGGATGCGGCGCTGCTGGATAAGAACAAAGGCATCGCCACGCCGGTGGACGCCATCAAGGCGCGGCTGATCTCCGGGGAGATTGACGAGCTGTACATGGAGATTCAGCAGCTTTCGGGGTATCTGCGCAGGACTCTCGGTGAGGTAAAAAACGGCTAGAGGCGGGGGACGACCCGGAGCTGTCATTATTGTTTTACCTGTTCCGCGACCACCACTGGCCGCTCAGCGAGCTGAAACGCCTGTGGGAGGCGCGGGACGGGTGGCAGGAGATCATCCGGGAGTTTTCCGCCTTTGAGTGCGAGCTGCACAGCAGGTGATAAAAAAGCCGCCCTCCCGGCGGGGAGGGCGGCGGCAAAGCCAACAGAAACGAGGTGAGGCGCATGGCGGAGATATCCATTTCATTCAAGGCGAGCGAAAACGTCAGCCAGGTTATGCTCACAATTACCTCCAGCGCGAAATTGCTGAGCAAAGAGCTTGAAGAACTGGAGCGGCGCGGCAAGACGCTTCGGTCCGAAAACGATAAATTACAAAAAAAGTTCGGTCTGCTGAACGAAGAAATCATCACGGTCCGGGATTCCGTCAAAGAGGCCGAAAAAGTTTTTAAGATGACCGGAGACACAACTGACGGCATTGAGTTATCCAATGCGGTGGAGGAATACGAGCGTCTGGTATCCGCGATCAACGAGACGAAAGATGCTTCCGGAACCATGACGGACGCCATAAAGAGCAATGCAGATGAAATGAAAAAGCTCCTTGACAAAGCCACTCAGGCAAGCGGAGGTGTCGAAAGCGGAGAATCCATGTCAAAAGATTCTGAAGGCAATTTGGTCACCAAATTGGCAAAAACCAAAGTGTTTGAAAATCTGGGGAACAGCGTTGCGGATATGGCTGGTACGCTGGTTGGGAGTGCATTGGGAGAGTCGACGGCTTCGGCCGTAGGCAAAACTCTGTCTGGGACGTTATCGGGGGTGGCGGCTGGAGCGAGTCTCGGAATCCCTGGGATGATTGCGGGTGGAATCATTGGCACATTTACTGGTGGATTAAATGCATTAAATGAATCTTTTAAGCAACAGGACGACGCGTTTAAGGAATATTACAAAAATCTGTATGAAACGGGAAAAGCTAAAACGGCGGAAGATCTTAAGGCCGGCATAACGATTGCCATAAGTCAAGACCCGGAGTACGAAGCAAAAGTAAGCGCCCTTGACAGTACGCTGAATGAAATTAAATCCGCGGGCGGTAAAGGTTACATAGAAGAGCGGCAGGATTCTATTGACGCAAGCCTAAACGCCTACGACGGGGTGCTGGGAGACAAACTGGCGGAGCTGAGCGCCGTGGGTGGAACGGTGCAGGCATATGGCGAAAACATGCAGGACCAGTATCAGCTGGAGGCGCTGAGCGCATTACTGCTGGGGGAAAAGACCACTGCCTTCACGCCGGAAGACGCGGCGGCTCTGGAGAAGATGCGGGCGCAGTATCAGGCGGCGGAGGAGGACTGGAACAACGGCAGCATGGAAGCCGGGCAGGAAATGACCAGGCTGAAGGAGCAGGCCGAGGCTCTGGCTACAACGGCGTTTGAATCCAGCGAGTGGTCGGAAAAGCTGCATGAGGCGGAGTTGGACCAGATTGAAGCCACACGAAACTTGACCGCAGGAATGTCGGCAACCACACGCCAACTGGAGATTAGCAATGAATTTTCAAAAGGGCTTGCCGGCAGCGGAGACTACGAAACCACAGGCCGCGTTACTGGCCGCTCCGACAACACGGAAGCACACAATCAAGACTATACGTCTCCGTCAAGTGGCATTTCCGGTCGCTCCAACACTTGGGACAATAAAAGCTCCAACACGTTGGAGCATAAAGGCTCCCGCCCCTTTGGACTCCAGGGGAAGCTGGAGACGGAGCGGAATCTGCTTCATCAGGACGAGACGGTAAAGAAAGCGGCGAAAAGCCGCGCCGAGGGTGGAGCGTCCGGCCTCAAGGTTGAGTTCACCGGGCCTATCACCGTTCGGAAGGACAGCGACTTGAACGAGGTTGCGGACCGGATTTATAAACAGCTTCTGATGGCACGACTGAGAGCGGAGGGTTAACGGTATGCAATTTTGCTTTCGGAGCGTAAAAACCAATTTAACGCTGAATATGCCCGTGACGCCGGACCGGTTCATGGTGGAGGCCGGGCGCAGCGTGACGGTGCTGAACATGGCCCAGACTGGTCAGGCGGCGTTTTCAGGATTGTCGGCTTTGTTTAATGAACAGCTTGAATTTCTACTGCCGTCTGAATCTCGGAATTACACGCAGGGAGAGTACAGCGGGGACCCTTACGCTGTGGTGGACACACTGGTGAGCTGGTCGGAGGCGGGGGAAGTGCTGCGGCTGATTATCACCGATACGCCAGTTAATGTGCCCATCTTACTCGGGCCTGTGCGTTACGGTGAGCAGGACGGCACCGGGGACGTCTATGTGACATTGTCCATGCGGCGCTATCGGGATTTAAAGGCGGAGACGGCGGGCGTCACTACCGAAACCGGAAACAATTCCCGCTCTCCTGCGCGGGCGGAACAGACGGAGCGGGTCCATACGGTGGTGAAGGGGGATACCCTGTGGGGGATTGCCCGGAAGCAGTATGGGAACGGGGCGCTTTGCTGGAAGCTGGCCAGCTACAACGGAATGAAAAATGCGAACCTGATCTATCCAGGGCAGCAGGTGAAATGCCCGGATAAGGGCAAATTATGAACGCATCCATCGACTCAATCCTCCACAAACCAGCGCAGCGTTTGTGGAGGAAGAGGACGAGCGCCGGAATAGGCGAGCTTTGGCCGCAGGCTGAAGCAGGGAATATGGAGGAGGTGAGGACGAGGTGGCATTTGATGACTTGCTAAAAATCCGAACATGGAGTCTGGACGGGAAAAAGACGGAGCACATCACGCCGTTTGTGCAGAGCAAGGCGTGGAGTGGGAGCTACACGGACTGCGCCCGGCAGCTTTCCTTCAGTGTGACCCCGGAAGCACTGTGCGAGCTGGGTGGGCTGACGCGGCTGTACCATGAAGCGGACATCCTGTTTTCTGGGCACATCGTATCCCGGCAGCGGGACAGTCTGGGGGAAACCGTGGACTGCACGGCGTTGGACAATGGCCGGTTTTTGAAACGCAACAGCACCTATTTGGCGGTGCGCAATCAGACGCCGGAGGCGGTGACACGGCAGCTCTGCCGTGAGTTTGGCATCCTGACCGGCAGTATTGCGGCAACGGAAGTTTCCCTCAGCCGCAACTTTCTGGGCGTGAGCCTGTATCAGATCATTCAGACGATGTACACGTTGGCGTCGGAGCAGAACGGGAAACAGTATCAGATTCGCTTCTTGTCCAATCAGCTTCAGGTTGTGGAAAAGGCCATCGGGGCGGACAGCCTGCGGCTAGTTCCGGGGAGCAATCTGCTCTCCTGCACCAGCGCCGACAGTCTGGAAAAGCTGGTGACCCGGGTTGGGGTGTATGACGACAACAATAAGCTGACCACTCATTTTGACAGCCCTAATAATTACGTGGCGCTGTACGGCCTAATGCAGCAGGCCATTCAGGCCACCAACAGCGAAAAGCCGGAGACGACCGCCAAGCAGCTTTTAGAGGACAACGGCATTGAAACTACCATCACGGCCCAGTGCATTGGAAGTCCCAAGCTCATCACTGGCAATGCGGTGGTGGTGGAGGAGTCAGTCACGGGGACTTACGGCCAGTTTTGGATCACGGCGGACAGCCACAGCTTTTCTGAAGGCGTGTATCGGACCAAGGTATCGCTGGATTTCCGCAACCTAATGGATAAGCAAACGGCGGGCAGTGTTCCCCAAAAATAAAAAGATGACCGGAAAACCGGCCACCTGTCTGCTGTTTGTTATCCATCACCGCGCTCAAATCCAAGATAGCGTGTACCTTGAAAGGTCAGCTTCCCAGTATCCTGCTCCGTCAGCATTCCGTACTCAGTGCCCTGAAGGGTGAATTCCATACGGTCACCGCTGGCAACCTGAAAGGTGACGTAGTACGTAGTCGAAGAGGATGTATAAGGCGCATTGTTTGCGCCGGTGTGATGGTGGTGCGATACGTCTGAACGTTTAGCGACAACGGAGGCATCCACGGTAAGCACCGGAGAAGCGTTATTCTTTTTCCACTGCTGAGCTCCTTTGGCTGCCCGTGTAATGAGAATTACAAGCATCACAATAAATGTGGCCCCAATAAATAATGGGACGACACTAAACATAAGACCGCTCAGTCCACCGATGCCGTATGAGAACACAATAACCCCACCTTTAAATAATATTGGTTTTAGAATACCATTCTTACCGGCAAGAAGCAAGGCCATTTGCAAAGGTATCCAAATTGGACACAAGTTGAAGCGAAAAATGCGAAAGGAGCGAGGACGACATGAAGGGTGATCCATTCAGCGGCCTATACAATCTGATGCGGATAGCCGGGCAGGAGGACGCCTCCACCGGGGCCGCCCGGTTGCGGCGGGGCACGGTGCGAACCGTCTCCCCGCTGACCATCGACGTGGCGGCGACGACGCAGGAGCCGGACACGCGGAAAAGCTGATGGTATCCGGATCCGGTGTTTCCGGGGCGCTGGACATCTCTGCAAGCTGCCCCATGGGGAGCCATGACAGTATGTCCATTCTTCGTGGCACAGTGACGCTGAACGCCGTGGCTACACAGGACGGTCCGGTGCTAAAGGCGGGCGACGAGGTGCTGCTGATGACGGCGGACGACCAGACATTTTACATCATTGACAAGGTGGTGAGTTGCGTATGAGCGTTATTTTCCCGGCAGTCCAGCCGGAAGCAGAGGAGGCTGCCAGCGTCTTGCCGCTGGCGCAGGAGGTCAAATGGGACTATCAAACAGGCACGCCGGTATTCTCGGCGGGTGCCCCGGTGATTGTCACTGGCGCGGAAGCCGTGAAGGTTTGGTGCTGGAAGGCGCTGAAAACGCCCCGGTACCGCTACGACGTGTACTCTTGGGCTTACGGCAGCGAAGCGGAGGACTTGATTGGGCAGGCGTTTGCGGCGGACGTGAAACGCAGTGAAGCGATCCGGTACGTCCGGGAGGCGCTGCTGGTCAGCCCCTACGTCACTGGCGTTGGGGAAATAGCCGTGGAGTTTGCGGGAGACCGTCTGACGGTGCAATGCTCCGTCAGCACCGTTTATGGGGAGGTGGATTTAAATGTATGAAGATTTGACAGAGGAGCAGGTAAAAACCCGGATGATTGCGCGGCTACAAACGCCGCTGCTCACCGGTGAGGGCAGTTTTACCGGCGACATCCTTGCTGCCACTGCTGTGGAGCTTTGCCAGTGTTATCACGCCATGGATGCCATGGTTCCCGCGTTTTACGTGGATGAGACTAGTGGGCAGTACATTGACAAGCAGGCGGCTGTGGTGGGCATCACCCGCAAGGCAGGAACCCTCGCCGTTTGTTCGGTGACATTCACTGGCACGGATGGAGCCGCCATCCCGGCGGGTGCTCCGTTTTACACGGCGGCAGGACTGACCTTTTATCTGGCCGGAGCCGTCACCATCTCCGGCGGCACGGCCACGGGGACGCTGACAGCGGCGGCGGTGGGCGCGGCCTACAACATTGCCGCAGGAGAAATCGTATCTACCCTGCGCAATTACAGCGGTGTGACTGCCTATGCAAACGGCGCGGCCACGGGCGGCACGGACGCAGAGACGGACACAGCGCTGGTGGAGCGATATTATTCCCGAATGCGCCGTGCGCCCACCTCCGGAAACCCCTATCACTATCAGATGTGGGCGGGAGAAGTGGACGGTGTGGGCTATTCCCGGGTCATTTCCAGGTGGAACGGAGCGGGGACGGTCAAGGTGCTGCTGGCGTCGCCCGAAGGCGGCGCAGTGGACGCGGAGACAGCGAGCACGGCGGCTGCCCACATTGAAAATGCCCGGCCGGTTGGCTCCACGGTGACCGTGCAGTCCGCCACGGCCAGAAGTCTGGCCGTCGGCGCTGACGTCACCATTGACGGAACCACCACGAAAGCGGCGGTGCAAGAGGCGCTGAAAGAGGCCGTGGGGGCCTACTTCAAGTCTCTGGTATCCGGCAGCTTCACCCGCAATCTGGACGCGGAGCGGGACACAGTTGCAGAGCAGACCTACTCCGTCCTTTACAACCGG